CATACGACTATACGAATCAATAATAGCTGAATTTGTAGAGCTACCATTGTATCGGTCTATAATATATTGGTAAAACTCATTATTTTCGCCATTTAAAACCCAGTCTTTTCCGTGTCTTTCGTAAACATCTGGTCTTACATAACTCGATAATTTAATAATTTCTATATTTGGCTTGCTCATAATAGTTTATAATTTTCTAAATCGGTTTCGGTTGTTGCGTATGCTTTACCACGCCACACCAATTCGTTGTTATTTCTGCATACAATTTCGTAACTACCACCATCTTTAAATTCAAAATTAAAATCTAATCTTAAATATCCATTATCTTTGAATGATGTTATATTTTCAATTGTAGTATTAGTGTCTGTTAACTCGTGTCGAATATCTAAAGTAATATTTTCAACGTATAAACGTGGAACTACTTTTAAAGTATGGTTTAAATTGTTTGAATTAAATACTTTCATAATTATATAACGAAAAAGTTTGATTTTTTTGCAAAAAAAAAGGTATGAATTTAATCATACCTTTTAAAAAAATAAAATTTAATTAAGCCTCTCCAATTATTTCAGTTGAAACTAATGCTAATAAAGCAGTTTTCATTGATGAATTTAAAAATGGTGCGCCAAGTTTTTCAGTACCTGTTAACTCAACAGTGTATCCTGTTAAATCTCCACCTGCTCCACCTGATACAATAGTTCCAGCAGTCATTTCCATTCCGTTTTCAACACCACAAAGTAGTATATTTCCGTTGTAGTCCTCAACAAAAACTTGAGGTCTTCCGTACATCATTAGAGTTAACTCTTGTTGAGTTTCTGCATCTAATTTCGGAAAAGTAGCTGCAATAACTTGACTTAAAAAAGCCGTTCCGTTATCTCTTGAAACATTTGCAGTCTGTGTTAACGTGTTTGTTGTTCCTTTTAATTCCCATTTGAAAACCTCTGCTAAAGTTCCCAAAGCGGTAACTATTTGATTTGCTATTGTATATCCATAAGCGTCGAAATTAGCGAAGTATAACGCTTTAATTCCACCCATTTGGTCTTTACATACAATCTTTTTTCCTTTACCTAAATCACAAGCCATATTTGATATGTTTTAAAAACCGCCCGAATTAACGAGCGGTTATGTTAATAATTATGCTATTGGTCTTGCCCAAACAATCTCTGAACCATAAGCGTATTGTACACCTGCATTGTAAACCATTGTACCTCTAACTTTTCCAGTTAGTAAACCGATTGAATCCTCATCTACAACTTCGATTAGGTTGTGGTCTGCTAAAGCACCAGTTCCAAAAGCCAAGTTTTTAGGATCTGCAATTACAATAGTTGAAGATGGTAAACCTGTATCAACTACTAAAGTGTAGTTTCCAAATACTAATGAAGTATTAGCGTTTCCACCTAATCCATTTGCAATTCCTTTAGATGCTAAAAAGAAGTTATAAAATTGAGCGATGTCAGCAGAAACTGAAACTTTCAATGTATTTTTACCTCTCAATTGAACAGGTACTGCATTTAAAGCTAATTTAATTTGAGCTTCTACGTTTGCTTCTGTAATTGTATCTAAATCAACATCGATAACTGTTGCATCTGCTAAAAACAATTTTAAGAAACCATCAAACTCATCTGCGTTTGAAGAATTACCATTCCAAATAATAGAACCAAAATCCTCTGCATTATCAGCTAATTTATTAGCAATAATAGCGTCTAAAATTTCTTTGTTCATTGTATTGTTGTGTGCACTTGCACCCATTGACTCTTCGCCCCAAGTTGCTCTAAAATCTTCTTTACAGATATCAAAATCATCTTTGAATTTTTTAGGTTTCAAAAGTCTTTCAGACAAAGTAACAGAACCTTCAGGAACGTGTCCACAAGTGTAAGCTCTACGACCATTTGTAGTTTCTAATTTACGTAACCAAAGTTCATAGTTAACACCCTCGTAAGGAGTTACTGCTCCATTCTTTAAAGCATCAGCTTCTTTGAATGTTTTTAAAAATAAACCACCTGCGGCTTTACCTGCGTAGTTTGATGTAATTGTTGTTGTTGTTGCCATTTAATTATTTGTTTAATTCGTTTAAAATTGCTTCTTTAAAGTTTTTAGGCTCTTTAACCTCTCTTGTTTCTGGTCTTGAAGTTGTTTGTGCGCTTAAAGAAATTTCAGTTGCTTTTAGAAATTCTGCTTTAAGGTTTACATTATTAGCTTCAATCATTTTACCAATTGCAACTAATGTTTCATTTTTAAAGGCGCTCAATTGCGTTTGCATATCAACTGATTCCTCTTCTACTTCTACTTCTACTTCTGATTCTGTTTTCATTACTTCCGTAACTTCACCAGCAACCACAACTAATGTAGTTCCATCTTCACCAACGTATTTTCCGTCTGGTGCATCAATCGCTAACTTTACATCCTCTTCTTTTGGTGTATCTGTTGGCGTTTCCTCTGTGCTTAACTCTACTTGAACATCATCTTTGATGCTAAGTAAGTCTTTTAACGCACTTAAAAAAGTGTTTTCTTTACTCATTTTATAGTTATTTAATTTAAACTCTCCTTCAATAGAAATTCCTTTAATTTCTCCGCTTTTGATTTTTTCTCTTACCTCTTCATTTTCAACTTTCATAATTGCAAACCAAGTTCCAATAGGTAAATCAAATCCGTATTCGTTAGATTTGTCTTGCTCAAACTCTTTAATCCAACTTTCAACAATTGTAACTCCGTTTAACTTTAAATCTGTATGCTCTGAATTACTATTGCTTTGATGTCCGTTAATATGAAAATGACGTTGAGCAAGTTCAATAGTTTCTTTAGGGAACATTATGTTATAAGGCTCACCATTTGGCGTAACTCTTAATATTTTTTGATTAGGAATTAAAACAGGTGTCATTAACAAACCCTTTTCAATTTCTTTTAGCATTACTATCTCTTCTTCTTTAGATAGGTAAATTCCAACCTCTTCAATTGCAGGTTCTTTAACTAATGCGAAACCGAAAATCCCTCTTTTTTCTTCAGGATTAAAATCTACTAAATACGTTTCCATAACTCTATAACGAAATTAATTTAAAATTTATGCTTTTTATTTGTAAGTTTTTTTTACAAGGTTGCATTTTTTACAATGTTTCTGTCCATTTCTTGCTGATTTGTCATTTGTTTTGAAACCACAAACGCTTGAACAGGTGGTTGCTCTTTTCCTAAAGTAGTTGCTATTTGATTAACTCCTGCATTACCTACTACATTAAATGTTGGTGCTGATGCTCCTCCTGCACCACCTCCGCCACTTGGCGCACTTACTCCTCCACCACCAGTACTCATTTCTGGTGTTTTTAAAATATCTTTAACAGCTTTAAAACCTATTCCTACAACCGATGCTATGTTAACCAACTTAACACCAAACTCAAAAGGTGTAGCAGTCTTTGTTGCTAACTCTGCGGTTATACCTTGATATGTATTAATTAATGCTTGACTAATTGCAAACGCTTTACCTGCCTTTGAATTTTTACCTAACAATTCTGAAACCTTACCAAATGAAACTCCTAATGTATTTAATTTTTGTGCTTGTAAAGCTTTTTCATCCGCTAACTCTTTATCTTTTAATGCTTTTTTATCAGCTGCAAGTTTTTGTTCTAATAAAAAACTATCTGTTGCATATTTAGCGTCTAATGCTAAAGTACTTGCTCCTGCATCTGTTAATATTTTTAAGCGTTCTTCATATTCTCTTTGTAGTTTTTGTTGAGGTGTTTCTTCAAGTGCAAGTTCAGCGTCGATTTGCTTTAATATTTCATCCGCTTTTTTCTTTAACTCAATGTCTTTTTTTAATTTTTCCTCTGCAAGTTTTTCACTATTTTCTTGAATAGTTTTTGCTTGTTCATTTATAGCATCAAGTTGTTTTTTTCTTTGTTCTAATAATATCTCCTGCTGGTCTTTAGCTGCTTTTTTATTAATTTCATTAATAGCATTAACAGAACCTGCTCTATCATTTTTTAATTTTAATAATGCTTCTTGACTTTCTTTAATTGTTGCCTCTCCATCTGCTTTTACTTGTTCAGGGTCAAATCCTAATTTAGCTAAATAATCGGCAGCTTTATCTCCTAATGTTTCGTCTAACTTACTTTTTATATTAATGCCAGGTATTTTATTTAATAAATCAATAATACCATTAATAGATTCTGCACCTGTTTTATATAAAAATCTTAAAGGAGTTGAAACAAAATCAATATAAGATTTAAGAAGTTCATAGTTTCTTTGCGCTCCTTCAACCGCTAACTTATTTGTTTGTATTTGATTTTTTTGATTTATTTCAGTAGCTAAAATAGCCTCGTCAGTTTGTTTTATTTTAATAGCTAATATTTCTTTTTCACTTTTACCTTGAAGTTTTAAAATATTATCTTGAGCGCCTATTGTTTTTAATTTTTCATTTTGTAATTCTACATTTTTTTGACTATCTTCATTAAGTTTCTTTTGCTCTTCACTAACTCCACTAACCGCTTCTTTAATATCATCCCAATAAGCATAAATAGTTCCTAATGCAATAACTAATAAACCAATTCCTGTACTACCAATAGCTGTTTTTATTCCTTTAAACGCATCAATAGCAACCGCTTTTAATTGTTTAAACGAACGCCCTGCATCTTCTAATCCTGCCAAACCATCAGCTAAAGCCATTGCGGATTGAACTTTTAAAAGTTGTTCTTGAACGTCTTTACTTTCAACTCCAATTAATCCCATCGCACCCTGCACCGCTCCGAAACCACTTGCAACTGATGACAAAGCTTTTGATGTTGCTAAGAAAGTTCCCTCGCCTTTAAACGCTTGAACTGCATCGTTAGCATCTTCAATTTTATCTTTTAATTCTGCTGCACGTTTAGCAGCGTTAATAGCTTCTTTTGAAGTTTCGCCAAACTTCTCATTCATTTGCTGAACTTCGGTTATAGCTTCCCTTAATTGTGCTTTTAAAGATTTGGTATTTTTTTCTACGTCTTCAAATGTTTTACCCAACGAGGCAATTCCACCTTGCGCATTTAATACGTCAACATCAATTTCAATTACCTTTTTGATATTAGCCATTGTCTTTTTATTTTATTTTTTAAACCTTTAAAATCTTTTGGTAATTCGTACTTACCTTTTGCTATTTCTACATTTTTACTGACGTTTAAAAAGTCATCTTGTTGTAGTAATTTAATAATAATTCCTATCATTATGGTTCTTGTATTATATCAATGAATTTTTTTGATGTTGATACTCCGTTGTTAAAATAATTTATTTCTATTTGAGTTAATAAACCAGTACCTGTTGTATTTGCAGGAACTTCAAATAAAATATTAGAATCTTCATAAAATGGACCATTAGTAATTGCATCAAATTTTGTTGTGAAATTATCATTGTCATTAATAAAAATAGATACTTCTATAATTTGTGGTTCTGCAGTTAAATTGTATATAGGTCTTAATGTGAATGGTTGCTCAACAGGTCTGAAATCTGTTATTAATTCAAAATTAACCTCGCCATTTATTAGATTTGAACTAAAATTATTGATAGTGTACTTCTTATCTTTGTAAACTATCCTATCATTTAGCTTGATATCGGTTAACATTGTTACAGGAATCTTTGTTTTTAAGTTCAAAATCCTGCATCTAATATCATATAAGCCACTAATATAATTACGATACCATAAAAAATATAAACTATTTGTAGCAAATGCGCTTGGATTGTTTACGCTTTGCTCCTCACCCCAATTTAAGGATGCTATTGTACCGCTTGTTATTAACTCATTACTGAACTTTCTATAAACTCCAACGTTATTGTAGTTAGTACCATCAAAGAATTTAATCGGTGTTGGTAATACTACGCCCTCATTCATATACATAAGCATTGGTTTTGGCTTATATGCGTTTTGGTCTTTATTAATTAACGATGCGGTTACAAAATTATATCCTATTGTTTTCTCAAACATTACATTCTCAAAAGGACTTTTAATTTCATAACTCGAACTTTCGTTACTTAATAAATCGCTATACTCTAAATCTCCGTATTCACGATTGAATAAATTTCTAAAAGCGTTGTTTAAAATGTTCTCGCTTTTCTCGTGCATAAACGATAACTTTTTGAACAACTTAGGTCTATTGATATCGATACTATCTGTAACAACGTAAGGCGTTATATCTGTGTATTTTCCAGATGCGTAAAAAACATCAAGCGGTGCAAGTTCAAAATTATTAATACCTTTTGGAAGAATAGTTAAGTTGAACATTTTAACAATTCCCATAACAAAATCAACTACTTTTATTTTAGGTATATAAGTCTGTATATCTATAATGCTTGAAGTTGATTGTGATGTTGCGTATCCAATTTTTTGCGTTGTTGTTGTTCCAAATGAACCAATATTTGGTTGCACTTTAAAATTACGTAATTCACTTGTAAAGCTAAAAGGCGTTATACTTTCAACTTCAAAATAATAAGGAACTGGCACACCACTCGATTGGTCTAAAAATAACAACTCCTGATTTCCAAATAGATTTTCAAAAGTATGCGTAATAACTCCATTAGTAGTTCTTATTGTTACTTTGTATTGAAT